TCATCACGACTAATATCGCTAGCTACTGTCCTAATTCCCATCGATCCGTTGAAGCGGAAGAAAGGTAAGAGGACAAAGAATACGGATCTTTCGAGGATCGCTGTCTTAAGGATCGGATGCTCGGGAGCAGCGAGCCAGGCCTTGCGGATGTTCTCAGCCTCCCGCTCTGCCCGCTCATCAACACCGTGAGCATCAACAATGAAGCCAAGAGCTTTGTCGTGTTTATCTTCATCGGCCATGTTCGACAACAGAGCAGGCAGAACTCCTGGGTCATCAGGAAGCTCTCGCTCTAGACCTTGCTGAAGCATCTCCTTCACAGGCAGCTCCAGGGTCCGCAGGGCCAGGGCTCTAAACATTGCAGCCTCTGACCCATCTTTAATGTCACCCTTATCAACGGGGACAGGAGTCCAGGTTCTTTTTCTGGATACAATTTGTGTGTACTTAGACAATTTACTCAGCGCAAGAAGAACAAAAGTTGTCCTCCTCTTCTATTCCAAATATATCGTGGTAGTCCTCATCGAGGATCGATGTGACATCATCCTTGCGGAGGGTGTCCGGCATCACCTGAAGTGCATAATAGAGGGAGGTTTGAGGGGACTGAAGCCACTCCTCGATGAAGGCCTGATCGTAGGTAACAACGTCACTCCATGAATTGAAACTATATCCATGGAAGAGGCCAGTATCTGCAAGCAATTTGCAGATGCCGTCTGCGACGGACTTGAAGGCATCCCACCCTACTTCTGAGGCGATTTCTACATCGCCATAGTCATAGGATTGAACACCGAAGGTGCCGCTATCACGGTCAACCTGTCGACTAATAGGCGGTGCAATCTCTGGACAGGTAGTGAACCCATCTAGATCTGTGTATCTGTAGGAGCAGCTTGCGGTGGGGGCGATGACAAACGCTCGGTCCATGTTGTTGACACGGGCCACGGTTGCAGCACCAGCAATAGCGCAAGCCAACTCACGGGCAACAACCAGTGCCGGTGTGCGTTCAGCATCAGTGTCATCAATGAGGGTTAACGCTTCTCCGAATGCTGCGTAGGAGACACCTTGACGATGCAGGAAGTTAGCCAGTCCGAGCATTCCGAGGCCAACCTGACGATCCACTGTCGAGCAAAGGTACTCGCCAGTTTCCCCCACTCCGGTCTTTTTATGGAGATCACACAGTCGGGACATTCCGTTTGTAAAAGCGGTAAAGAGATCTCCCAATTCGCAGGCACCCATATTAATGTGCGACAATAAACAAGTGCCCCGCGATTGAATCCATACTTCGAGGCAAACGTTACTAAATATACGCTCGCCTTGCTGGTCGTACTTGACTTTACTAAGCCAAATGTCCCCAGCTTGGATCGCTTTGTAGAGCTTTTCTCGGACAGGTTCGGTAATTTCATCCCACCATTCCTGATTAATTTGAATGCACTTCTTTACCCATGGAAGTTCATGGCGTGGTGCATCAATAAATTCTTCTAGGTCTGGATGACATGCGTCCAGTGTTACAACACAGGCACCGTTCTTGTACGTACCACCTCTTCTAAGTACTTCATTAAGGACGGAGTACATCCTTGCAAACGACACTGGGCCAGAAGCGACAAGGCCCTTTCCGTTCTCTGAACCCCGTGGGCGGAGCTTAGAAAGATGCACAGCGACTCCGGCTGCATTGCGTAGGGCATGGCTGACGAATCTCCAGCTGGCCTCGATTCCATTTGGTCCCTCCATTGTGTCTTCGACCTGGAAAACCGTGCAGCTCACAGGCAGGCGAGATTCAGGGTTGTCGAGCCAGGATTGAACTCGACCAGTTACGGCAATCTTTTCACAAGTCATACTAAGTCTTCGAGAATTGGTGGTTGATAGTTAGGCCCTTTCTGTACTTTTCCGGCCTCATTCTTCAGCGGTTTGCCATCGACCAGCTTGCTCATGTTGGACTCGTGGACCCTGTCCAGGGCCTCGTCGAGTTCCCAACCGGCAGCAGCGGCGTACTGAAAGCAGACATATACGAGATCTGCTAATTCTTTGAGAGCATCTTGACGTGCTCTCGGGTTCTGTACATATTTCAGAGCCTCATCTTGTGCTTCGAGAAACTCTTTGAATTCCTCAACGATCAAAGATAGCTGAAGCTTGAGACTCGAAGGAGTAAATGTCCCCGTCGGTTGTCCCATCGCTGTCCTGAACTTGATCGCTTGGCCCAGGAGATCCGGTGTGTACTTCATTGTTAATCAGTTTGTGTAGATATGCTTTGGCCTTGAGAAGATCATCGAGCTTTGTCTCGGTGTGCTTCTTTCCAGCGCGGGTGATGTACTTAATGATGTTGCCTTCGAGGTAGCCAAGATCATGGGAGCAGATGTAATCCCAAGTCTCGATGCCTTGGCGGTAATGATTAGGAGAGAACTTCGAGTTCATCGGTGACTTTGGATAAGAGTGATTCCATCCATGGCTCCCAGACAAGAGGAGCCAGGGGGATGTCTGTGTAGCGGTAGGCACGACGAGCTTGCAGGTTGTTCCTTACAAACTCCAACTCAGTTGTGGTGAGTTTCATGGGGTGAAGAGGATAGGTGTCTGAGTCTTTGCATCCCAGTCTTTGAACTGGAGGATGCGTGCTAATCGGAGATTTCGCAGGGCATCATCTTCTGTTAGTCCTGCTTCTTTGTAAGTTTCGACGCAAGCGTCCCAGTAAGATCCCTTACGCTTGTCAAGGATGTCACCAGCACGTTTCGGGCCAGCTCCCGGACAACCCTTGTAGCCATCTGTGCTGTCTCCACATATGCATTGCATGTAGAGAAGTCTCTCGGCAAGTTCAGGGGTCTGGGTGTATTCCGTTTTGAGGTCATAAATACGACAAGCAATTTGAGCCATATCTTTGTCAGGCGAGACAAGGACAAAGTTCTCAACGCTGCCGTTGGTGGCAATGATGCCGAGACAATCGTCTGCCTCTAGTCCAGGTTTCATGATTGAGGGATAGGTCTCCATCCCCCAGTTCTTCAATTTCAGATACCCACACGGCTTGCGTTTGGTTCTGTTTCCCTTGTAGTTGGGGTCGATTGACTTTCTGAAGTTCACCCTGTCGGTAAAGAACAGCAGCAGATCGTCGGTGTCGAATCGAGACCGGAGCTTGCTCAGCTCCTGCTCAACAATCCGCTTGCCCTTAGTGAAGTCCCCGACAATGACGGTTAGCTCCTCGTTGTAATCGTGCTCGTCTTCAGCCGCACTTGCTGCTCTGTAGAAGAAGAAGTCTGCATCGACGAGCAGTTTGGTGGGCTGTAAGGACATCGTGTTTAGTGGGATTAGCGGGAAAATTTTTTGCCCAGAAATACTCCAGGCCTTTTGGTGCTCGGTTCCTGATCCAACGAACCTTCCAATCGCAGATGTCACCCTCAGGTGTGACTGCTACAGGGAAGACGGGATCCTTAACCTTGCAGGTGTTAGCTGCTTTCCAGATGTGGCGTTGATAGTCCCAGGAGTCAGCCTTCACATCGAGGGCGTAGGTAACACCATCGACTTTGATTAGCAGATCAGCAGGGCCTGTCGTATTGAGGTTTGGATACACCTCAGCACCTTTCCATGTGGCAAGGAACCCCACCCACATCTCAGCTAAATCACCGAGACGGTTTGGTTCAATGGCAGTCCGCCCACGTCTTACCGATTTTTGCTTCGGCGTCGAGTTCGCAGCGGAACTTAAGTTGGTGTTGGACATCTTTAATAGCGGCGGTAATTAAAAAAGAGGATTGCTCGGCGTGCTCTGGTGCAACCGACAACTGGAATTCGTCGTGGATGAAACCGAGAGGCCGATAATCAACTCCTGCCTCGGTGAGTAACTCGAAGGCTCGTAATAGCCAAGACTTACAAATACAGGAGCCAGCAGACTGCAGGAGATAGTTAGTAGAGGCATGATTTTTACCTTGTAAACGTATGGGCCGACCATCTAGAGCTTTAAGGACGCCAGTTTCGGCACGCTCTGAGATGGCCTTAGAAAGCTCTGCAAAGCCATCTAGCCCTTCCATGATGCGTTTCCTTATCTCTGCACCTTTCTTGGCTGCAGTGGCCTTAGAAGCGCCAGCCGTGAGGCCTAACTTCATATTGCCACCACCATATATCAAACAATAAGTAACACCCTTGGAGGTCTTCCTGTCGGTTTGATAGATGTCGGCTAGCTTCTGGTGAATGTCACCTTCAACCACTTCTTTAGAGAACTTAGAGTTGTCCCAGGGTGCCAAATAATGTCCCAAACACCTAAGCTCCAAAGAAGAAGCATCAGCACCACATTGGACACGACCCACTCCAGGACCGAATAGTTTTCTGTATTCAGGGTCCGACGGCACCTGACTAATGTTCGGAGATAAATGGCACATTCGTCCCGTATTTGTATTAAGAATACAAGAATGATGGATAAGTCCTTTACGCTCCTTTTTAAGCCAGGCATTTTTACCTTCCGAGAGTTGGCCTAGGTGTTTCTGTAGTTCAAGAATGCGGGCGAACTTCAGAGCCTCGGGAGTGCCGATTTCTTTCAGGACTGTGTCGTCAATCTTGGGTGTACCTGTTGCTGTCCTCTCGATCGGAGTCCAGCCTCTGAACTGTTCAAAAGCGAACGCGATGTGGTGGCGACTGGTCGGGTTGAACTCTTTCAGCTTGCACATAGACGCATCAGCAAAATACCCTTGGGTTTTGTTGTTGCGCTTAGGGGTGAAAAGACCACCATCCACAAATAGGAAGGTGGAACGCATCTCGTCTGAGATTACGTCGAGTTCTGTCCGTAACTTGGCCTCCAGTTGTTGAGCAGCTTTTACGTCGAATGGCCATCCTGATCGTTCTTGCCACGCCATGTACGTAGCGAGTTGGTGTTCAGTGTTAATTGCAGTTGAATACTGTTCAAGCTTAGGCTCAAACATTTTCGCAAGCTGGACACTGACAACCACATCCCGACTGCAATACTCAAGCATGGCAGGCGAATAAGAAGACCAATCTCCCTCCAGCGATTTGCCGAATTCGGACTTGTGGACTCCGAGACGATGCCCCCACGCCTCAAGTGAATGCCTGCCGTAAAGGTTGGCGGGCATGTTCGCAGGACGTGATCGGAAGTCTCTGTCCAGGATGTCTGTGAATAGGAGCCTGGAAAGGATGAGCGTGTCGTAGAGACGAGCTCGATATGTCCAAGAAGGAACGATCTCCTTGATTGCTTCACAGTCAAATCCGATGATGTTATGGCCCCATAATTCATCCGCTTCGGATAGAACTTTGAGTCCGGTGGTTATGTTGCCATTGTCCCAGCGATACTCCTCATTGGTGTCGAGGTCGCGGGCAACGATGCAGTGAATCTTTGTGAGACCGCGTAGCAAGCCATCGGTCTCGATGTCAAATACTAATCTCATTTTGGTTGGTACATGTTTGGACGGATACGGCCAAAACCTGAGCGGATCTCAAGGATTACCCAGCCCTCGTCGTGCAACAGGTTGAAGATGTCAACCTTGGTGTGAGCACGAATAGCCATGATCTGCTGTTTCTTTTTCCAAGTCGGTTTCTTGACTCGGACCAGATGAGTATCTGAGGGCAGATCTTTGTCGAGTTTGAGGAGCTTCTCTTCAGAAGTCCTCTCGATCAGCATTACGATGTCCTTCATTTGTCGAAAATCTGTAGGGCACGAAGAAGTCCAGACAGGTTTTCTCGAATGGCATTGCCTCCAATGATTCGGTCTTGCTCCTCACCTAGTGAGTCAACAATCAACAGGGTTGGATAAAGTTCGAGGTTGTAAGCCTCAACTAAAGCCTGATGGTTCTCTTTTTTGAGGGTGGAGATGTAGTCAACCGTGTTGGCACGGGACTCGATCAAGGTCTTGAGATAGCCCTTGGTGTCCTCACAGGGGGCACAATCTTCTTTGGTGAAAAGAACTGCATGCATGTCAGAAGTCGGCATAGTCGGTACTTTTAGTGGGATCGACAGAGTCGAATAAAGCGGGTTGAAGGCGTCCGGTCTTCTCGTCGTACATCAACGTGTCAGCTGGGCCGGTTTTCCCGGAGTGCCTGTTCTTCAACACCTTGAGTGTTGCTCTGTTATCTCCATTGGAGATGTCCCGTTCCAGGCAAACGACGAGGTCACTTAGCTGGGCTATTGAATGTGAGCCCCTGAGTTGACCGAGGCTGACGCTTGCTCCGTCTTCATGTCCTTTGTCGCCTTGGTTACGACGTAGATGAGAGATCAGCAGCATTCCACAGCCGGTCTCCTCAACAAAGGATCGGAGCTTGGTCATCACAATGTCGATCATCTTGCGCTCATTGTCCGACTCATTGCCGGACAACAGGATTGAAAGGTGATCAAGGATGATCCATTGAACGCCGTGAGACTTCACTAGGAAGCGAATGTCATTAAGCAGAGAATCTGGGTCAACGCTCCCAAAACCATCCCGTAGGAAAACGTGACCACTTCCAAGGGTATTTTGGAATGCACTCTTAAAATCTTCTTCAGGGATTTCATTATCCAGGTGGAGTGGTTTGTTAGCAGCCACCGTCATGAGACGGAGGCCTGTGCGTTTGACGCTCTCTTCGAGGGCTATGTATCCAACGTCTTGCGACTGCTGGATGAGCGATACCGCGATCTCCCCACATAGGGTTGATTTACCAGCACCGGAACCGGACGTACAGCAAACGAGCTCTCCTTTTCGGAGGCCACCCGTGACATCATTGAGTGCAGGAAATGGATAGAGAGCGTCCCTGCCGTGAAGAGGCTGAGAAACCAGATCAAAAAGGGCTCGACCATCAATAATTGATTTGGGTGTATAGGGGTGGGCTTTCCATATGGCCTGGCGGATGGCATCACCATCACCAGCAACCAAAGCCTCTGATGCATCCTTATATGTCCCCAGAGAGGCAATGAATACCTTGTCTAGGGGAAATAGATTGATGCACTCTTCAGTGGCCTGTACGCCTGCCTCGTCCCCATCAAACATGAGGATGACAGTGTCAAAGCCAAGTAGATACTTGAGCTGATACTGAAGAGCTTTGCGTGCGTTCTGTGCTCCATTGG